TTTGTTTGGTATACACCAAACGAAGGAAACGGCGGACTAAATGCTGTAAGAAAATACGATAGTAGAGCATTTCCAATTGGATCTACTCTTCAAGACGTAATTCGTATATCTAAATTTTCAGTTTCAGGTCCGGGCGTCATTTTCTCGTTGAAACAGTTTCTACTACAAAACCTTCAACCTTTCAACGAAACTGCACTTTATAACCCATTGATGCCTATTGTCGGGGCAGCACGTCCGGGATCGCTTGGACTACTTCCAAGACCCAAACGTCACATTGACCTAGGCGGAGGATTGTTGGGGGCTCTGGCGAGTGTTGTAGGGTTCTCTGTTGGCGATAACAGTACAAGTTCACCAAAAGGTACTGTGGGTGCCGGAAAAAACGATACTTCTGACGAATCTCCGTTGTCAAAACAATCTGCGGGCGGTGGTAAAGGTCTATTGAGAGCCAAGAGTGCATCTTCGGGTTACACTTCACTTGCGTCAAGATGGGGTGGTAACGCATCAAAAGGAAGTTTCTTGAGATCGATGGCAGCATCAGTATTTCCATCGTTGATCAACGTAAAACAGCCAGAGGGTACAGGATACAAAGGTGATGAAGGTGCCTATGGAATGATGATCGGCGATCTTCGTGGCAAGTTTAAAAAACACAATCCTGTTACAGGCGTAGAAATTCCAATCACTCAAATTTGGATCGCAGGATCTTCTGAGGGAGGACCATACAATATCAGAAAGAAGAATGAATCGCCGCAGGATAGAAAATTGATATATGTAGATGGAACTGAACAAAAGATCAACAGCACAACTGTTGATGGACCATCTATAAACAATTCGCCTACAGGATTTTCATTTGAGAAGGACATAGACAATGTAGAGAAGTATGGAAAGTCGGTTGGTATGATACCATCACGTTTACATCCAGATGATGTATTCAAGTATTCTATCATGTTGATCAATTACAAGAAGTACATTGAAAAAACACTGATGTTTCCAACCAAGATGGATGGACCTCCAGTGGATTTGACCAACGCTGACGACAAGACCATAGTTCAGCCACAAAGCGATTTCTATAAGAAATACGGATTTGGTGAGACACCCACCATTTTTATTTACAAGACTCAGACTTCAATTCCTACTCGAATGGGAAGCGGAGATCCAAAGAGAGCAGCATATCAGGTTGACAGAACGTATTCTAAACAAAGAAAAGACGACGGAGGAAATGGTAATCTTTCCAACTTCAAGCAAAATCTTGAGGACGATAAGATTCAAGATGTTCCATCATCAATGAATGACATTGGTGATAAAATCAATGCAACTCTTCAACAAAAACAAGATGATCCAATTGTAAAATCTCTTGTTGATGACAGAAAGAAAGTATTTACTAATCTGGGGTTGTCTGACACTCCAAATATTTCAAAAGTAAAGACGATTGCGGATATTCCTGCGAGAGGCAGTAGTGCTGTGGGTGAATCTGCGTACAAAGTCGATGGAACATATTCTAAACTTCGTAAAGACGCTATTGATGGTGGATCTCCAAATGGAAGTCTATCTGACATTCGTCAAACAATGGAAGATGGAAAATTCCAATCAATTTCAACGGAGACCACAGATCTCAGAGGCAATGACGTTGATCAAATCAACGCTACACTTCAATTGGAGGCGAATGATCGTATCAACAAAGAACGAGTTGAATCGTTGAGATTGTTGGTGAATAACATCAAGAACAGTGGATATTCGGTGGAATTTGCAAATGCCGATACCAAAGTATTTTCAAGTCCAGATGCAACCAAGTTTGGTATTGACTTGATTTCTAAGGGACATCCAGTCTACGAAGACGACTATTTTTTTAATAAACAACTTCTTGACGGTCTTGATAGAGGCGGAAAGAGAAGCAAAAACCACAAGAAATTTGCGGGATCTCATATGGGCGACGAGATCAATAAATTGACCATTTTAGATAAGGATAAAAACATTACAGACGAAACAGATGTGGATGATTGGAAAATATACGATCCATATGCTGATGATTTGATTGCGTTTTATTTCTATGATATGGTAAATGAAAAACACATACCATTCAGAGCATCCATAACCGGCATCAACGACAGTTTCCAAGCTGAGTGGACGGGATATGAGTATATTGGTCGTCCCGACAAACTCTACACCTACAAAGGATTTGGAAGAACATTGAGTTTTAGTTTCAGAGTTATTGCAAACAGTATCAAAGAACTTCTTCCAATGTGGAAACGAGTGAACTATTTGTGTGGGTTGACTATGCCTGCAAATTACACTCAAGCATCAAGTCAGGACAATGTCAGTCAAAACCAATTTATTGTTCCTCCATTCGTTTTGTTGACGATTGGCGATATGTACAAGGAACAACCGATTCTCATAAACAGAGTGGGATTAAATATTCCCGACGGAACATCGTGGGAAACATTGAATGAGACGCATGGAGAAGATTGGTCATATTTGAACAACATAATTACTTGGACCGGATCACAAGGTAAGTTTGCTCAGTTTCCAAGAGAAGTTGAAGTATCACTAGATCTTGCAGTTCTACAAAAAGAAAGAGCAGTAACGGGAGCGGCAAATTTTGGACATGCTCCAAGAGATATCAACAATGTTGCTGTGATTGCTGGTGGCAACAACCCATTCTCCACAAATTTGTTGGTGCCGATTAAATCGTTTGAATAATTATTGATATATGAGATACGACACAACTGTTAACATCAAGAAGAGATGGGATGGTAAGAGATATTTTGGATCTCGAATTTATCCTCCTATACCGTTTAGCAATGATGACGCATACGTTATTACCAATGAAACGGATTATTTGGATAATCTTGCGTTTAAGTATTACAAGAACCCATCGTTATGGTGGATATTGGCACAAGCAAATTCAATTGGAAAAGGCAAAATGTCGGTGGAAGCAGGAACACAATTGAGAGTTCCCGGCAATGTAAACTCTATCATCAATACTTATAACTCATACAATAAGTAATACGTTATGTCGATTAAAGCACCATTTGAGATTCAACCAATCGGATTGTTTGTACGAAAAGAACTTGAACGTCGTGAAAGAGATGTGGGGTTCAATTTCATAGATTCACAACAAGCTGGATGGGACACTGACGGTACATGGAACACATACAAAGGACCAATGCGTTGTTGGGTTCGAGTGTGTTCCAATGGCATTGGAGATCCTAAATATGGAAGCAAAGAGGGATTTGTAATGCATGGCGTTAATGGATTTTACAACGACTATGGATTTGATCCTATAACTAAAGCCAAGACACAAACAGTTTTAGGATACACTCCTTCGGGCGAAGAACACAAGATAGTTGGAGAGTATTCAGATACGGGATCGTCGATAAGCAAACATTCTCCTCCGCCTGGAATCATGAGTATTGATGTTGCGCTAAAAGGAAACATACCAGCATCGTATAGAACGGTTACAATTAAATGGAAGTGTCATTCTAAGGATCATTTGAACTATCTTACTCCATATTTCATGACGCCTGGAGTAAGCACATTCATTGAATGGGGGTGGAACCATTTTAATCCATCTTGTTTGTTGAATTTGACTGATATTGGAACGCCATCACTCTATCAACTTTCTACTGATGCTCCCGCTAGAAAAACAGCAAATCCTGAAGATCCAAGATCGTTGGAAGGATCGGGGTTGCTTGGGATGTACACAGATCCGTGGAAACAAGAAGAACAAATTGAAAAGGGTCGCGGCATGTATGAACTAACGTGTGGTATTATTACATCGTTTGAATATTCTATACAGGCTGATGGATCATATGATTGTACCACTGTAGTTAGCAGCAATGCATCAATTTATAGTGGAACGGTAACAAAGTCTACAGCATTGGCGTCAGCCTCAAAGGCAGATGATAAGGGAAACAAAAAGCCAGAGCCCGTTCAAGATTTAAAGGCATATATTAATGAAAAGTTTGCAAATCTTCCGACAGCAATTTTTGATGGATTGGATACTAAAAAAAGTTTGTTTGGGATTGAAGGGTGGCCAGAGCCAGAAACCCGAATTTTCATACCTAGAAACGTAGGTGGTGGTAAAGATCCACGTGATAAAATTTCGTCGTCTACATCATATAGTTTCGATAACTCTGCTACAAAACATTTTTGGATTTCGATGGGATTGTTTGTAGATTTGATCAATAAATTCACCCGACTAGAATCTGTAACAACGGGGGCTACATTTAACCAGATTGACATTAAATCTTCGTGGATTGGTGGACACAAAAACATGATATCAACAAACGCAAAAGTATTGTTGATACCGAATTCACAAGCACCAAATATTTCTCCCGATGTTGAAGTTCGTGGCAAATCATCAAACTATTCGTATCCTCCCGATGAAGAGAAGGGCACTCCACCTAAAGCAAAATCCGAAGCAGACAAAACACTAGAAGCTGTCATGAATGGAAACGTTCGACAAGATCTAAACGAAATCGTAAATTTCTTTAGACATTATTCTGGTCAGAAAACCAAAGCAGAAACCGAGTTTCCTTCCAACAAGTACGAATACTATTTGGGTAAATTAGAAAATTTGTACATTCACAAGGACGTAGTAATTGATGCTGTAAACAAGTCTGAAACCGTGACTGATATTTTGAACTTTGTGTTGAGCAAGGTGAGCGAATGTGTTAAAGGAATGTGGAAATTCAATGTGATTCAGTATGGAGGATCAAACTCTCTCTTGACTATCATTGATTCTGACGCCATAAATGTTCAACGTTTACAAGAATTAAGTTCAGACCAAGCGCCATATTTGTATTCATTCAAAAACAGAGCGGTAAAGAATACTATACAATCTTTTAATTTCTCAGTTAAGTTGAGTGATAAAGTGACACAAACAGTTCTTCAGGGTGGTAAAAACGACAATAAGGTAACAGTGCCTATCAAGAATGCGTTTGGATTTAATCCCACTGATAGACTTTACGTGAAGACTATGGGGGATTCGTATTTGACACCGAAGGATCAAGAAATCATTACTAAAAATAAACAAAATCCTGAAGATAGAAAAAGAGAAGATGGAAAGAAATCGGAACTTTTGGAAAAAGAGAAAGACAATAAGGCGGAGGCGTTTATTTATGGCGAGGTGTATGCCGACAACACTTCTTATATTAGAAAACTTGCATTGACACAGTTGGATTTATTTACGTTGTTGATTAATGATAAAGATCCAAAGAACGCATCTGTAAATAGTGTGTTGCAACCTGGCATTAAGGCGGAAATAACATTGCTTGGAATTGCAGGATTCAAAACACAACAGATATTTGCAATTGATAATCTACCGACTCCGTATGACAAAGATATTTTGTTTCAGGTATTGGATGTTAAACACACCATACAAGGGGGAAATTGGACAACAACCGTAACCGCTGGATTGAGACCTATTAAGTCTCTTAACACCGCTCCTCCAACAGTATGACGAGTCTAGAGAAATATACCAATATGATGGGACAGGTCACTCCCACTGAGTACCCACGTTCTTACGTTTTTTCACCGCAAGATGAAGATTACAAAATGCCTTTCGTGCGTAGGTTCTTTGCCAAGAAAATTAATCTACAGGACATCGTGGAAGTTGACGCTGATAATTATAGAACTATTTCTTCTTCAATATACGTTTTGACTTCAGTAAAATGGAAGGTGTCAGGGCCAATAACTTCAGTATATCAAAATGGCATTTTAAAAACCGAAGGGGTTTCTGAATATAACAAAAAACAGATTCAAGATGCCGAAAAGAAAATGCCAGGAATTTCTTCTCTTTTGAATAACTTGTTGGCAGGTTACAAGTACGTATAATTTGTTGACAGTTTGACGTAAGTGCGTCATTCTGTAGTAAATGATTGGGGTTTTACACGAACTATTAGACAAGATAGGTGATGAAGATATTATCATCGATGTTATTCCTGCGTCAGAAGAACACCATCCGGCCGCAGTTTCAGCGTTGCTGGTTCTAATCAAGATTGTCGGACATAACGATGTCTATACAGTTCCAGTGGATTGTTATGATTTTTCAAACAATGTCAGTCGTAATCAAGTAGAATCATTTTTTTCTGAATTGTCTTGTGACGTATACTGTTTCTCCAAAAAGAAGATTCTTCATCTTGTTAACATCGATGGACTTCTCGATCTGTCCTTGAAGATGTTTTTGATGACAGGTGAAATAATTGATGAGTATGATTACGAGACTGCAGCTCATAGATTTTTCAAAAGCAAGTACAAAACACACGTTGAACTCAATAAGATAATTCCACACACCAATCATATTTCCAAGTTCTTGGATGTATGCAAAGATGTTGAATCTTATGTCAACAAATTCAATGAAGATTCATATAAGAGAATCAACGAGGAGGTGATAGAAACTCTTCAGACGATTGAAAAGAGCGGAATATGTGTTGATATAGATATGTTCACAGATCACTTTCCTGATAAAGGACATCTAGTTTCAAACAAAACTGTATATACCGAATACAACATTCTTACTTCTACTGGCAGACCCAGCAATCGGTTTGGAGGAATCAACTATTCTGCTCTCAACAAAGAAAACAAATGTAGAAGTAGTTTTATATCTAGATACGGCGATGACGGAATGTTGGTCATGTTTGATTATAGCGCATATCATCCTCACATCATTGCTAGGTTGATCAACTATGAGTTTCCTGCTGAAACAAACGTGTACAAGTATTTGGGTCAATATTACTTCAAAACCGAAGATCTTTCCGAAGATCAAGTAAAACGGTCCAAGACGTTGACATTCCAGCAGTTATACGGATCGATTTCATCCGAATACAAGGATATTCCGTATTTTACGAAGATCATAGAGTACATGAATCATAGGTGGAATCATTTTAATGAACACGGATATGTGGAGACGCCTATCTTCAAACGTCAAATTTCTCCACGTCATTTGAAGGATGCAACTCCAAGCAAGTTGTTTAATTACATTCTTCAAGCGTCAGAAACCGAATATTCGATGGAAATTTTGGTTGAACTAAACAGGTATTTGGAGAAAAAATATACAAAGTGTGTGTTGTATACTTATGACTCTATGTTGTTTGACGTACACAAGGAAGATGGAAAGAACACTATTTTGGATATTAAGAAGTTGATGGAATCCACTGGATTTCCAACTAAATGTTATGTGGGTAAGAATTATGATGACATGCAAGTGATCAACCTTTGAAAAAGTTAGGTTTTCAGATCAGACACAATATTTATTACATATTGTGTTATCATGAATCGTGAAAAAATCATAAGCGCCATCCTATTAGAATATTGTCATTTAGCACCAGATGGCGGTGCTGATAAAATCAATCCAGATTTGCTATTTAAATCAATAGAAAATCTTGGATATCAAGATTACTTTTCGGCTGCGATGTTATCCGAATCTCTGGATGTAATCGACAAAATGGCGCCACACCTGCCGGAAGCAAGTGTCAAAAAAGAAAAAGCCACAAAACGACTCACTGACGAAGATATCAAAATCATCTATGAGATATTAGGTACTACTCGTATAAACTTCACAGAAGAGGAACTTCAGTCGATTGATATGAATACAGTCAATCTTCCAACAGAGTTTTCAACCGGAGGCGAACCAATAGAAACTTCATCGTATAGTGTGATGGTTTCAAAGTTAAACTCCTTGCCTTCAGATAAAAAGTTCAAGATCACATATTCGGAAACAAAACTTAGAATTAAAGGCGAAGAAGGAAAAACTTTGTCGGTTATTAACGTTTCAGGAGGAATGGTCATATATGATCAAAAAAAGAATGATTTTTCTAAGTATTTCAAACAACTTTTGTTGTGGGTCAAGTTTTATAAAGAACACAAGTCAAAGATTGTTATTCAACCAGCGGCTGATCCAAACGAAAAAACAAAAATAAGTGCTTCAAGTCTCAAAGAGTATTTTGACAAAAATAATCCAGATAATATTTCGTTTAACTTGTTTGTCAAGAACGTATCCAAGATTTTTAATTCTAATGTAAAAGTAGATGGTGCGGAGTATATTGCCGGAACAAAAAAAGCAGATATCGCACTAACAGAAGACAACAAACAAAATTTCTGGATTTCATTTAAAGCAGCAGATTATTTCTCTGCGGAAAATTCACCGGTGCTAGCCAAAGTAGGTCTTAGACACTATGGAATGGTAAACACACTGTCTTCTCAACTTGCCAACAATTCAACCTGGTCTGCATTGGAGAATAAACTTTTAACGGGATTGAAAAAGAACATCAAAGGTATTGATCTTGATAAGACCACGAGTGAGGATTTTGATAAAAAAACCGGGCGACTCATATCGATCAACAAAATTCCTTTGGAGGAGTATAAATTTACTGATGAACAACTACTAAACCTAGTCAGTTCTAACAAAGCAATTCAACGAATGGTTACTAGTAGTGATATAAAGAAGAAGTTCTTATATTTTAGCAGACCTTTTTCTGGATATCTTAAGTTTTTGGATGCTTCGAGTACCCCCGAAATGAAAGAAATTGCTGGAAAGGCAATTTACGGTTTGGATTTTAAAATTGACGGATCCGCACCATTTGGTCCAGAGAACTGTAGCGTAGTCATGTTTTCTGCAACTCAATTGATGATGGAGAAACATGAAACAGATACATCACAACCGTCTCTGTTGATTCGCACGGATGCAAAGGGTAATGTGTATCCAAATCCATATCTACCACTACCTGAAGGAGAAGGTGATCCAATTTTTAGATATCTTCCAACATTTGAAATCATCACAAAATCTATCAATGATAAACACAGCTTCTATGTTGGAAACGAACAACATTTGTTCTTGAATTGTCGTATCACTATTACGGCTAATGCAAAAATACAAAAGGATGCAGTGGATCTTTCAAAATAACTTTACACCAATGAATATTTACAAAAACGTATCGGACTTGTTGTCGGACATATGTCTTGATGAAAGAGTTGAAAATGGAATCTTCGATATAGCCAACAATGTTCACATGAACGTTCTTCGTGAGAAGTTGGAGGGAGCAGGATTTGCATTTAACGAAACGGTAGAGATGAGCAACAATGTTCTTGAGGGAAAGCATCCTGAGAGACAGGCCTATAATGCAAAGGGAATATTGGTAACGTTTCCAAATCCCGAGTACAAGAAGGCTGCCCTTGCTCGTGGAACGCATTTTGAAGAGGATCCTACAAAGGGACAATCAAACATTGATTTCAATGAACCAAGTCCTCAAAATCCCGTTCAAGAACCAGCAACACAAACACCTGCGCAAATCGAACCTGTTACGGCTCCTGCGGCTCCGTCTGCTCCGCCTCAACCAAAGGTCGATGATCTTCAATCTCGTTCACCCGAACAAAAAAAGACTGATGCAGAAGATGTTGAAAAAATTCTAACCACAGAATTTACGTTGGAAGAAGCATCAACGTATGGGTGGATTAGATCTGAGAACGGAGAGTGGCACGACTCGGAATCAAAATGTAAGGGTTATGAGTGGCACTGTGTAAAGTCGGGTAACAAAAAAATAATATCACGTCAATGAAAGACACTCAACTTCTTTGCACTTTCTCAACTTCATCCGACTACCAAACAGTATCGGACACCGTTAAGAAAATATACACTCTGTCCAACAACAGAATATTTGTTTTTTCCAACGAAAAAAACAAGAGTGAATTGTTTTTGACATATAACATCACAATCACCGGTGAAGGAGTCAGAAAATTGCCAAATACGATTTCGATACATCGAAAAAAGTTGACCAATACATTGTATACTTTGAATGCGATGAATAAGCTGATTTCAGAGGAAAATAATGGGGTTTTTGATAAGTCATTTCAGCTTAATTGGGACTTCTACAAGAACTCACTTATTATCACAAATGAAGTGTCCGTAAAAATCATTTCGCTTGAGATTTTCACGATAATAAATTGACGCTTTATCACCCATAACGTATAGTTATGTGAGTAATGAGTTACACGTCCTTTCTGAGTAAAAAAGGATATAATAGCTAATTACTAATTAACACTTAACGAATACTAAATTATGGGCATTGATCTATCAAAGCTAAAGAGCCGTTTGAACTCTCTTTCAAACACGAGCAACAAAACTCAAATCATTTGGAAACCAAAGCCAGGTGATCAAGTTGTAAGAATTGTCCCCTACAAGTACCAGTCTGATAATCCGTTTATCGAACTCAAGTTCCATTACAGCATCGGCGGAAAAGACAGCAACGGACAGCCAGTAAACAAGACTTATCTTTCTCCTGACACATTCCATCGTCCCGATCCTATTGTTGAATTTAGCAATAGACTCAAGAAGAACGGATCAAAGGAAGATTGGCGCCGTGGCCGTGATATGGAACCAAAGATGCGAACCTTTGTACCTGTCATCGTTCGAGGTGAAGAGGGAGAGGGCGTTCGCTTTTGGGGATTTGGAAAGCAGGTCTATCAGGACATTCTTTCGGTTATGGCCGATCCTGACTACGGTGATATCACCGATTTGACCAACGGTAAGGACATTACAGTCACATTCACAACCGCTGATAAGACTGGAAAGAACTTCCCTGAGACCACAATTCGAGTGAAGCCTAAGAGCACTCCTGCTGTTGATCCAACTAAGGCTGACTTGATTGCTGCGATCAAGAATCAGACCAATATTCTTGATCTCTTTCCAGAGCCGGAATATGAGGAGCTAAAGGGAGCAATGAATGAGTGGTTGAATCCAACCGCACCTGCTGATGAAGTTGTTAAGACTTCTGTTGTTGATGAAGAGTCAACTCAGCCAGTAGTCGAAGCCGCAATTGCTACAGAAGCACCTCCATCAAAAGCCGCTAAGTCTCCATCTGCTACTGCCTCCAAGGCAAATGCTGATGACTTGACCAAGGCGTTTGATAACTTGTTTAATAGTTAACCAATCAATATAAGAGAGATGGTACGCATACAGGTGTATCATCTCTTTTTTCATTTATAAATGTTATGGCAGAAGAAAACGAAACAAAAAAGAAGAAGAAATCAACATCAACTCATGTGTCCCATGACGTTGATACGAAGAGAGACGAACTAATTGACTCGCTTGCTGATGTACTGAATAAGTCCAACAAGGATGGCGGAAAGAGTGCGTTTTTCTTGGATCAAAAAGAAGATCCATCAGTCATTAGTGATTGGATCAGTACAGGTTCAGACCTATTGGACCTTGCAATATCGAATCGACCACACGCAGGAATTCCGGTGGGTCGTATTACAGAAATTACCGGTTTGGAAGCATCAGGAAAGAGTTTGCTTTCAGCACATTTGCTTGCTGATACTCAGAAGAAGGGCGGAGTCGCTGTGTTTATTGACACAGAACAATCTGTGTCTCATGAGTTTTTGACAGCAATTGGAGTTGATGTTCCAAAAATGATGTACGTTACCTGTCAAACGGTAGAAGATATCTTTGAGAAGATCGAACTATTGATTTCACACGTTCGTAAATCCAACAGAGACCGTTTGGTTACAATCGTAGTTGACAGCGTTGCTGCTGCCTCAACTAAAGCTGAGTTGGAAAGTGATCATGGTAAGGATGGTTACGCAACTGGAAAAGCCATTATCATTTCAAAAGCTCTTAGAAAGATCAACGACATGATTGGCCGTCAACGTATTGCTTTGGTATTCACCAATCAATTGCGTGTAAATCTTCAAGCAGCTATGTTTGGAGACAAGTATATCACTAGTGGTGGTAAGGCTCTACAGTTTCATTCTTCTGTTCGTCTTCGATTGAAGGGAATGGGAGCGTTGAAAGTTACACAAAACGGTGAACCTGTTCATATTGGGGTCAAGACACGTGCTGTGGTAGTAAAGAACCGTATGGGTCCGCCAATGAGATATGCTGACTTCAACATTTACTATGATAGTGGTGTTGATAATTATGGAAACTGGCTCGAAATCTTGAAGAAGTATTTGATTATTACAGGAGCCAAGTCACCTTACAACTATGTTAAAAACAACGGGGAAAAGGTACAATTAGATACCAAGACATTCGCCAAGGACATGAAGGCTGATGCAGAACTTCGAGAGGAACTATATCAGAAGATTGTCGATGTAACTACCATGAAGTATAAATCGCAAGACAGCGAAATTCGTGAGGATGTCGAAGTTGATGATTCAGTTGAAGGAACAGATGTCGGTAGTGACAGTGGAGCTGAGGAATAATAAAATTAGGTTCATTAGATGCTTTTCCGCTTTGTCTTATATTCCTTGATATGAATACAAGCAAAGCGGAAAAGCTTAATGATTGGGAGAGATGTGGTAACAAAAAACAACTTATAGAAGATATATTAAATGACAAACATAACCGAAGCTGAAAAGAGAAGACTGTTTTCTCTTTTTGAAAACATGAAAGGAGAGGCCGTCACAACAGGATTGAATAGACACGCAAATAGCGATATTCTGTTGGTTGACGGCCTCTAACGTCAATACTTTTATTCGCGCATATTCGGTGATGCCTTCCATGAATGAAGATGGACTTCACACGGGGGGCATCGCCGGATTTCTTAAAAGCATTGGATACGCCATCAAACTATTGAGTCCGACCAGATGTGTTATTGTATTTGATGGAAACGGCGGTAGTATGAAACGTCGAAAGATTTATCCTCAATACAAGGATAGAAGAAAAACAAAAATCCGTCTTAATAGAGCATACACGGATATATCCACGGTTGATTTGGAGCAGAAAAACCTCAAGGCACAGCTTATGAGGTCTATCCACTATCTTGATTGCTTGCCAACATCAACGATGGCAATTGACCATATAGAGGCTGACGACTCTATTGCGTATATTGCTCAACAATACTATAAGGACTCCAACGTCACCATTATGAGTGCCGATAAAGATTTCCTACAATTGGCAAGCAGCCAAATCAAGATTTGGAGTCCAACCAAGAAAAAGTTGTATGGGTGTGCCGAAGTATTGAACGAGTATGGAATTGGGTGCAAGAATTTCATTTGGTATCGTGTCTTAGAAGGAGACGAATCGGATAACATTGACGGAATAACCGGCGCTGGATTGAAAACCATCACAAAGTGTTTTCCATTTTTCGCCGAAGACAGACGTATTGAGTTGGATGAAATTTATACTCACTGTGAAAACAATCAAAGCAAGTATAAGCTTTACCGAAATATTTTGGAGAACAAAAATATCGTTGAACGCAATTATACACTTATGCAGTTGAAAGATACGGAGATTCAATCATTCTCACAACTTCGTATAAATGAGATACTGGATGTGCCAGTAAAGAAGCTGGATCGGTTTAGTTTTTCCAAATTGATCACCGAAGACAAGATGTGGAATAATATTCCCAATTATCAGGTGTGGTTGAACGAGTCATTTGGAAAGCTAGAGACGTTTGTGAGATAATTTAGACTAAAACAAATATACACTACGACAGGCGTAGTGTATACTGAGGGAGAGAATATATGAATAATACAGAAAATCACGTAATTAACAATTTGAAGAAATTTGGATCTGAATTCCAAGTTAAATGCATATCGGGTATCTTGAGCGATAAAACGTTTCTAGAAAGACTATCAGATATCATCGATCCAACATCATTTGAATCTGATGCACATCAATGGATTGTTAAGGAAACGGTATCATATTTTCTTGAGTATAAAAACCTACCAACAATCAGTGTATTCAAAGTCAAGGTAGATTCTTTGGAAAACGAGCTGTTGAAGAAAAGCGTAGTGGATCAGTTAAGGAACGTATATCAGAAGATAACCGATAGTGATTTGCAGTTTGTAAAAGAGCAGTTTCTTGAATTCTGTAAGAATCAGAAGCTAAAAAATGCTATCATTGAAAGTATTGATTTGTTGAAGGTCGGTAAGTACGAACAAATCAAACACGTTGTTGATTCAGCAATGAAGGCTGGAATGGAGAGAAATATTGGTCATGATTACATGACAGATGTCGATGAACGTATGAGTCTCATGGCTCGAAACACAGTCAAAACAAATTGGACTGAAATTGACACAATCATGGATGGTGGTCTTGCTGCCGGTGAATTGGGAATCATTACCGCATGTGCCGGTAGTGGTAAGAGTTGGGTTTTGGCCAAGCTTGGTGCTGAGACGATGAAGCAAGGAAAGAACGTGGTTCATTACACATTGGAGTTGAACCAAAACTACGTTGGACTTCGTTACGATGCTTGTTTTACGGGAATCGATTTCCAAAATGTTCGTAATAATGTCGATGCGGTTCGTAAAAAGATCGCTGAGGTTCCTGGCAAGTTGATCATCAAGTATTACCCAATCAAAACGGTCAGCGCCCATAATCTTAAACTTCACATTGAACGGGTTCAAATGTTGGGAACAAAGGTTGATATGGTTATTGTTGACTATGCTGATATTCTTCGACCATCACATAGTGAGAAGAACAGTAACAGTTATAGTGAGGCTGGAGGTATTTATGAAGAGTTACGTGGAGTTGCAGGAGAACTTCAAATTCCAATTTGGACCGCATCACAGAGTAATCGAGCTGCCATGGATGACGATATTATTCAGGCAAATAACATTTCCGATTCTTATAGAAAGATCATGACGGCGGATTTTGTTCTTAGTCTATCTCGTAAAGTTACCGATAAAGTAGCAAATACCGCTAGATTTCATGTTATCAAAAATCGGTTTGGTCCTGATGGTTTGACTTTTCCAAGTCGAATGAATGCAGGTTGTGGTGATATTCAGATTTTCTCTGAACAATCCAAGGACGGTATGAACGTCATGAATGAAATGGGTAACAGCGATAACGTCGTTAAAAAAGCCCTGGCTTCCAAGTGGAATGCCCACATCAATGCTGAAGATGCAGAGTGATCTCTATATCAACGTTGAAGTAAAAAGCGTCATCGGTTTGTGAAATTTAAGAACATTTTTTTTATAAACCTTGACATAACAGTAATACTTATGATGCACACAATTTTCAGTCTATGACCAAAGAAATTTTTATCAAAAAGCGCAGTGGAAAGCTTGAGACTTTTAACGCGGACAAAATCAACAAAATCATTCAGTGGGCAACAGAAAACATCAAGGGCGTTGGATTCGAAGAAGTTGCAATGAATGCACATCTGTCATTCTTTGATGGAATGACCTCAAATGACATTCACAGCATGCTTATTGAAGCAGCTTCAAATCTAATTAGTGAGGATAAGCCAAACTATCAATATGTCGCATCTCGATTGTTAAACTATCAACTTAGAAAAAAGGTATGGGGAGGAAAGAACGCCCCAAAGCTATATGATCTTGTAAAGAAAAATATTGATGCTCTTGTATACGACGGAGAAATTTTGGAGTGGTATACAAAGAACGACTTCAATAAGATCGATGAATATCTCAAACATGACCGAGACTTTGATTTCACTTATGCAGGAATCAAACAGCTTTGTGACAAGTATCTGATTCAAAATCGTAGTACCAAGGAACTATATGAAACGCCTCAGTTTGCTTACATGTTGATTGCCATGACCTTCTTCAAAGACTACAAGGAGAATCGTCTTGATTACGTAAAGAAGGCTTACAACTACTTTAGCAAACATAAAATCAATCTTCCTACTCCAATTATGGCAGGAGTTAGATCGGTAATGAAGAGTTACGCTAGTTGTTCTTTGTTCACGGTTGATGATGATCTTCGTAGTATATTTTCCAACAACAGTGC